GCTGTAACACTGCCTCCTCGCTGCGATGGAGTCCTATTCCCGCGCTGTGATTCGGCTACCATGGGAAAACATCTACGAAGCCATTCAAGAGGCGGCGTGGCCATCCTTGGCTGCTGTGGAACCTCAACGACCGGGAGATTTGCCCTATGATTGGCCTCTGCTCTATGACGAAGACCGTCGATACGTGGTGGCCTGTGATGCTCTGTGGTCAATCCTCCAAAGACGCGCGGCAGTCTTCGGTCGCTGGGCTGGCTACTTACAACTAGAGCCATCTCAGGCCGGCGGGCCCGGCCGACATCTACACCTGCTTCTAAGTGCTCCTGGCATTCGAGGACGAAGTTGGACGGCATTTCTCCGCAACGCTGTCGCAGAGTGGGCGCGCACCACCGTTCATCTCAACTACGTTGATGCCATAGACATCCCACGGAACACGCACGGAAGAATTCTTGAAGCGGACGCGGACTTTGTATTCAGGTACCTGGCTCCTAAACTTCCACTTAGAGAGGTCACATGGGCATGGACTAATGAGGATCAATTTAAACCCTTTGCTCTCTGCGAACCTAAGCGCCGAGAGCTTATTCAACGAGCTACGACCCAAGATCGAGCTAATGGCTTAGACGGGCCACCCGCTAAAAGAAGCCGAGCGGCCGATGAATTTCATCAATTGGTCCACTTTTTAGCTGATAAGGGCATTGTGGATCCAGATAAATGGATGGCTTTATTCCCCGATAGCTATATTACCTGGAGTAGCTCTGCTCAGGGCAGGCAACAGGTTAATAGTGCTTGTGAATTGGCTTTACAGATCATCCTGACGCGTGGCGTCTTGTCCAGATTTTTGGCGCCGAATCCGTCCAACATTTTCCCCGAAAATAATAGAGCTGTGGAGCTTCTGCGCATGCAGGGTCATGATCCTGTTTCTTTTGGGCAATTAGTGCTAGCTTGGGCGGACAAGCAACTAGGCAAGCGCAATACTTTGTGGTTTTGGGGTCCCCCGAGCACCGGAAAAACTAATCTTGCCTTAGCTATTGCCAGAGCTTTGCCGCGGTTTGGGATGGTCAATTGGACCAATGAAAACTTCCCCTTCAATGATGCGCCGCATAAATGTGTCTTGGTGTGGGACGAGGGTCGAATAACGGCCAAAATTGTTGAGGCTGTAAAGAGTATTCTGGGGGGCCAGGCGGTACGGGTGGATCAGAAATGCAAGGGCTCTGTAAGTTTGTCTCCCACTCCCGTATTAATTACGTCTAATGCTGACATTCGATATGTACGTGATGGAAACATTGTTACTGGGGATCATGTAAAGGCTTTAAGTGAGAGGATGGTCATTGTGCATTTCTCTACTCCATGCCCCGCCAATTTTGGGCTTCTGAAAGCGGAGGAGATTGTTGATTGGCTAAACTATGTAAAGTCATGTCCTGGGAGTATCACTGCTGATACCGTTCAGGCCACGTGGGGAACACGCTCCGCCCCCAACCTATTTGAGATAAAGCGGAAAGCCCCACAGACGGCCAGCCCACTTGGACCTCAGGCGGAGGAACAAGAAGAAGCAGCCGCATATCGCTGTCCCAGCAGTCCCGCGAGCAGTCGCAGCAGCTCGCCGGACATCTTTGGAATCACGAAGAGCCCCGCTCCTCTGGAGGACCTTTCCAGCGACAGTAGCAGTGAGTGCAGCTTACCTTTCACTCCCAGTAATGCGGCATGGTTCACCCCTATGCCGCCTGCCCGCCCCTTACAACCCCCTCTTTTTGGAGTAGATTGGATCTACTCCACACAATGGAAACAACCTGTGTGTTGCTTGGATCATGAAACTGAACCTTGTAATTTGTGCATAGATATAGCGGAGCGCTGCGTCTTGTTTCGGGTTTCCGAACCAGATCTTCTGCGGTGCCCGGATCACCGGCACGAAGAGAACCCGTTTGACGTCTTGCTCTGCCGCCACTGTCAAGCTCTTTCTGGGTTAGAAACGCTGCAATCTGCTTAGGTATGGCGTTCAACCCTCTGACTATGTCCTCTCGCTTGCTAGTACCTGTCACGCCTGTAAGCAAATTAGACCTGCTCAAAAAAAAGTGGTTTGCTTTTCCGGATGTATCGAAAATTTTACTCGAGGCATTGTCGCATTCTGGGTTTGGGGATCCTAAAAAATGGAAAGAGGCCGATGCTGATATCATTGAGGCTTTGCTTGATGAAGCGCTGCGCTTAGGGCCAAGACTAGAAAAGCCAGCCTGGTTTTATGATTTGCAAAGAGCTATTGGGTTGGCCAGGTTTTCTGCTTCCTTGGAGCAGACCGTGTTTCTTAATGAAATGCTAATAAAGCTTACGCGTGGTCCTGTTGTACCGAAATACCCAGAGCCAGATATCGTCATTCGGGACCCTGCCCCTTTGACTCCAGAGGTCGAGGCTCCAACCTCTACCCCCGAAAACTCCCCAGATCAGTCTTCAGTTGCATCAGACCCAGTAGAAATGGAAGAGGGTTCCTCTACTCCTATTCCGGACCCAGTGCCCCAGTCGGAAGATATGGAGACAGAAGAGACAACCATTCCCGATCAACCCCCCCCTCCTTCTCCCCAAATAGTAGACGAGGTAGAGGATATGGCGATGGGAGTAGAAGACCTTTCTATTGTAGAAGATGCCTCCGAGCAACACCAGTCACCTGCAGGGGAGCCTACCCCAGATATCACATCTTCTGTCGGAAACAGAGATGATGAATCTAGAGAAGAGTCTAGAGAGGCTGATTTACAAGATCTGTCTGCTGGCCTGGGAGCTGCCGGGGGTAGCGCTATTGCTGCTCTTGGTAGTGGGCTTATTCCTGCGGCGACGGTGGCCACAGCATATCCTCGGCCTGATCAGTTCTTGCGGGACTACTTGGCCCGGTATGATCAAATGTATCCTAGTGGGTCCCGGTATCCCCCACGATGGGAGCAGTTAAAGTCCTTGTATGACAAGGGGATGACAGTTAAGGAGGTCTGGGACCTTCTCAACAAAAATTCCAATAACTCTAACTTACAGGCAAAGGATACCGACAAAAAACAGACGGCCCCGTCCTCGTCCAGTGCCCCTCAAGAGAGTGCAGCGGCCATGGCTTCGGGAGATAAGTCGGGCGTAAACCCTAGCGGTGGGAGTGCCCCTTTATCGGCCACTGTATGGGCCTCCGGAGCTCAGTTCGAGGCTGATCACGTGATCACCCACATGAGCCGCACCGTCTTCATCCCTTTTCAGCAAGCACACCGCTATGAGCCTATAGTTTGGCGCGGGAGACGCACCGCAGACGGCTGGCTGTCATTTTGGCCTGATCACCCTGTCATCGGCTATAAAACCCCATGGTTCTACTTGGACGTCAACGCCATCAATCGCCATTTTTCTCCTGGCGAATGGCAAGAGGTACTCGAAAGATATGGTAGCATTGTACCAGAGAGCATGGAAATAATACTGTCCGATTTCTGTATTAAAGATGTGAGTGTGGTGGACGGAAAGACCACAGTGACTGACAGCAGCACGGGCGGGGTGTGCGTGTTTGTAGATGACGGCTACAAATTTCCCTATGTGCTAGGTCATAGTCAAAACACTTTACCCGGCCCATTACCCACAGATATATATTCTCCGCCTCAGTACGCCTACCTTACTACAGGAAAAAAAACTAAGGTAGCCGCATATGCCTCTGGAGAAGGCCCAATGCCCATGGATTCCATTGCAATCCCCTCTCAAGAAACTGCCTTTTATGTCTTAGAAAACTCCTTTTACACCATTCAACGTGCCGGGGGGGGATTTGCCCACTCTTATAACTTCCCCTCCTTAAAGCCAATTTCCTTAGAAGGCTTTTCTCAACACTGGATGCTTATGGACAACCCTCTATATCCCTCCCGTCTGTGGGTGCCTGAAAAAGTGGGGGGCGCTTCTAAATGGGGAGCAGTGAAAAACGACGATTACGGGAAAAAACCATTAAATTGGATGCCTGGTCCCAACATTCCCTCTCACACCATAGAGCAGAGTGATCAGGCTGGACAGAGGGTTGAATTGGATCGAGACGTCGAAGGTCAAAAAGTGTGGACTGGCACCTCCTTTGGCAGCCGTCCAGAAAATAGATGGTCTATGCGGCCGCTGGGCGTTAATCAGCCCTATGCATATGATGCTTATGAAGATGAAACAGACAAAATAGTGACAGTGGATGCCATTGGCTACGGAACCGCTAAGGCCTCAGCGGCTTTAGGCCAAGATACAGGGGAAGTTCCAGAAAATGCATCCGTGGGTCGCGTCCCGGATGACACTGAATGTAATAAACAAGGGGGCGGGGGAAATCACCTATTTCAAGTTAAGTCTTTGGCCCATAATAACTTTACAGAGCAAATGAAAAACCAAACAGTACCCCTGATGCCTGGCAGCGTTTGGCAGAATCGTGCTCTGCACTATGAGTCGCAAATTTGGGCTAAAATTCCAAATGTAGATGGTGAGTTTATGTGTGAGCGACCAGCATTGGGTGGATGGGGGATGCACGACCCTCCGCCTCAAATATTCATGAAAATGCAACCTGTCCCAGCTCCCAAGTCATTAAATTCCACTACAGAGGCAGGGTTTCCCTCGGAGCATTATCTGCACCAGTATGCGTACTGTGTCATGACGGTCCGCATGCGGTGGAAGACAACAACCCGCACAGGGCCCACTCGTTGGAACCCTCAACCTACCTTCGGACCCCCAGAGGCTACAGACCACATTCCCTACATTCTTTATGACCGACTCTCAACCATACATAAAACACGAGGGCAGTTCACTAATGCTTATTATGAAGAGCCAGAGAGTGTATGGACCGCTCGGGGACGGGTGCGTCACCTGTGAGTTGCTTTGTCTGTTTTTGGAACGCTTTTCAATAAACTGAGTGGCCAAGAGCTTATTTGCGTCCGCGTGTTCACTTAGGGCGACTTTGCTCATTTGCATGTTCCCGCCCAGACACGCCCACGGGGGCTGGTTGTAAGCTACTAATCATCCCCCTCGCCTGGCGCCGCGCCAAGGGCGGAGCCTGGCACAGCGCCAGCATGACGTCACTAAAATGACGTCACTTCCGCTTCCGGGTCAAGGGGAGGAGCTTGGCAGAATGCCAGGCGCAGTCTG